TACAAGCACACAGACGATCAATGGACTCTTAACATCGAGTTACTTGCTGACTGGGGTGCAACATCATCACTATTCGAAGCAATGTGGGGCGCAGCTGATGCGAACCCAAACACAACACTTGCAGTGTCACTAACAGCAGTTACAGGCGCAGTATTTACTTGCAACGTATTGCCAGTATTTCCAACAATCGGTGGCGGTGCTCCAGGAGCACAAACCGATACATGGGCGCTAACAGTAGTTGGAACACCAGCAGACACATTCAGTTAAAATCTAACAATCGGGAGCACTAGATGAAATTACCAATAACAATTACATACAACTCAGGCGACGAAGCAACTTATACGGCTCAGCCTCCTGAGTGGGCAAAGTGGGAGAAGGCAACAGGCAACACGATTTCTCAGGCAAACGACAAGATCGGAATCTGGGACTTAATGTTTTTGGCTTATAACGCTTACAAGCGAGAGAACGCTGGAAAGCCTGTTAAATCTTACGACATTTGGTCTGAGACCGTTGCTGATGTAACGGTTGGAGACGATAGCCCAAAAGCCACCAACCAGGAAGCATAAGGCGGATCCTTGTTAATCTAGCAATAGAGACAGGGATACCGATGCAATACTGGGATGATGGAGACGATGTTTTAACCGCGATAGAGATTTTGAAGGAGCGATCGGATGGCAGATGAAGTCAAGATCGCTTATGACAAAACAGATCTACGCGGTATTACCAGAGCCTTCAAAGGTATGTCGGATGAAGCCGTTGAAGCTGCTAAGAAGGAAAGTTCTAATCTTGCTGAATACGCTTCTCAACAGATTAAGATCGCAGCAGCGACTCGTACGGTTTCAGGGACTGCTGCTCGCCGTATTGCTGATGGAGTTAAGGTAAGCAAGACATCTAAGATCGGTGAGTTCAGTTACGGTTTTGCTCGCCAAAAGTTTAGTGGTGGCGGTTCAACTCTTGACCTACTTTATGGTATGGAGTTTGGATCTAATCGCTTTAAGCAGTTCCCAAAGCGTACGCCTAACAAGGGCAGAGGTAACTCAGGTTACTTCATCTACCCAACTCTGCGACAGATCCAGCCGGATCTAGTTCGTAAGTGGGAGGAAGCATTTAGTCAGATTTTGAAGGAGTGGGATTAATGGCCGGTAATAGAACCCTTAAACTCTCGATCCTTGCTGATGTTGATGATCTCAATAAGAAGTTAAAGGCTGCCAATGGCGATGTTGAAGCATCTGCTGGCAAACTAGAAAAGTTTGGCAAAGTAGCCGGGGCTGCGTTTTTAGCAGCTGCTGCCGCTGCTGGAGCCTATGCAGTTAAGATCGGTGTTGATGGCGTTAAGGCTGCAATCGCTGATGAACAAAGCCAGATCAAGTTAGCCTCAGCGTTAGAGAACGCAACAGGCGCTACCAAGGCACAGATTGCAGCTACTGAGGAGTCCATCGACAAGATGGCTCGCGCTACTGGTGTAGCAGACGATAAGTTACGTCCAGCCCTTTCACGTCTTGCTCTTTCAACAGGCGATGTATCCAAAGCCCAAGATTTACTTTCACTCGCACTTGACATCTCAACTCAGACAGGCAAGCCACTTGAAGGCGTAGCCAATGCTTTGGGTAAGGCATACGATGGAAACACAGCAGCCCTTGGCAAGTTAGGCATTGGCTTATCTAGTGCTGAGTTAAAGGCAATGTCATTTACTGATGTTCAGACTAAGTTAAGCGATCTATTTGGTGGCGCAGCTGCAAAGAATGCTGCAACATTCCAGGGTCGCATGGATCGACTAAAGGTTGCCTTTGATGAAGGTGTAGAAGCAATCGGAGTTAAATTGCTCCCAATCATCGAAGCACTTATCAAGATTATTATTGAAAAAGTTGTGCCTGGCTTTGAGAAGTTCGCCAAACTCTTTGATCCAATAAAGAAAGCAATTGATGATAACAAGGAGTCCTTTCAGGCACTCGGTTCATTTATCGTTGATTACATCGTGCCAGTATTCACAGTTGCTTTGGGTGGAGCCATCTCATTCGTAGCCAAGATTGCTGCTGGTGTCGTGGACATCGTAGGCGGTGTCATTAACGTAATCCGTAATCTAGTCTCAGGAGCCATCGATGGCATCAATGCTCTTATTAAGGCTTATAACGCAATTCCAATCTTGCCTAACATCCCAACCATCTCTAAGCCTTCATTTACCCAGCCAACAGTTTCAGCGCCAAAGGTAAGCACTCCAACCTATACAGCACCAACAATTTCAAGTACCGGAGGCGGTGGATCGACTGGTACAACAACCAGTACAAGTTCGGTAGCCTCAGCTGCTTCAAGTGCTGCAACAGCATCAACTGCTATTGGATCATTTAACGCTGGATCTTTCCGCTTGGCAGAATCTGCTTCAATGGCTCCAGTTTATAACATCAACGTAACCGGAGCATTGGACAAGGAAGGCGTTGCCCGCCAGATTGTTGAGATCATTAACGAGTCCTCTTACCGCGGTGGCGGTGGCCCTGGATCGGCTCTAATCGCATGAGTCAGTGGACTCCTGAATGGCAGGTCACGATCAACGGTGGAGGCGATTACACCAACCTCACCTTATCTAACCTTACGATCACTTCCGGCCGTCAAGACATTTATTCTCAGCCTTATGCCGGTTACTGCAATGTTGAGATTATCAACCTAGATCAATCTCCTATTGTTATTGACATCAACGATCAGATCAACATCCAGGTCAAAGACTCCTCTGGCACTTTTGTAAACCTCTTTGGTGGGTATGTAACAGACATCGATGTAGAAGTCACTCAGGCATCCTCTACGGCTATCTCAGAGCGCATCAAGGTAGTTGCCTTGGGTGCTCTTTCCAAACTGCCTAAAACCCTAACAGAGGGCGTTTTAGTTAAGGACTTTGACGGCAACCAGATTTACGACATTCTCAGTGAAGCGCTTTTTAATACTTGGAATGAAGTTCCAGCAGCTTTAACTTGGGCAACTTACGATGCAACTACAACCTGGGTTAATGCTGAAAACTCTGGACTTGGTGACATCGATCGTCCAGGAGACTATGAATTAGCAGCCCGAACAACCAACATGACTGACATCTATAGCCTTGTATCTTCATTGGCTACATCTGGACTCGGTTATCTGTTTGAGGACTCACAGGGACGAATTGGGTATGCGGACAGTACTCATCGCAGTTCTTATCTTTTAACTAATGGTTATGTAGACCTAACAGGTCACCATGCCTTGGCTCGCGGTATCCGTACATCCAAGCGCTCAGGAGATGTACGCAATAACGTAACAATTATTTACCGGAATGGGGATCAGACATCCGCAACTGATGCATCATCTATTGCTTTGTATGGACAACAGGCTTACGAGATTACGACCTCACTACATAATCTTGCAGATGCTGAAACTCAGGCTGACTTTTATCTTAATCTAAGAGCCTTCCCACAACCTCAATTTAAGTCCATCACTTTCCCAATTAGCAATCCAGAGATCGATGACACAGACAGAGACTCATTACTAAGCGTATTTATGGGTATGCCGGTGAACATTACCGATTTGCCTATAAACATCACTAATGGCGAGTTTCAGGGCTTTGTTGAGGGCTGGACTTTTAGCGCTGGGTACAACTCGCTCTACTTGACTTTGACGGTATCTCCGACCGCTTATAGCCTCCAGGCTATGCGCTGGAATGGAGTGCCGGTTACTGAAACTTGGAACACAATCAACGCAGGACTCGACTGGCTTAACGCTACAATAGTAGCCTGATAAAGGAGAAACATGGCAACCACTACTAACTTCAACTGGAGCACTCCGGACGACACTAGCCTCGTAAAAGATGGCGCAGCTGCGATTCGCACACTTGGATCATCTATCGATACATCCATGGCTGAGTTAAAGGGTGGAACAACCGGTCAAGTGTTAAGCAAGACATCTAACACCGACATGGACTTTACATGGATTGCACAAGACGACATGAGTTTAGCGATCAACGCTCAAACTGGAACCACATACACAGCAGTAATAGGCGATGGTACAAACACACTTGTAACAATGGATAACGCATCTGCCAATACTTTTTACATCCCAACCGATGCATCAGTAAACTTTGACATTGGAACAGTTTTGAACATCTACATGAAGGGCGCTGGTGTAACAACAATTACTGCCACAACACCAGGCACAACAACAGTCGTATCATCTGGTGCAACTATTGGATCACCAGCATTAGCACGTTACAAGATCGCAAGCGCTATTAAACTAGCTGCTAACTCTTGGACAGTTATTGGTGGAATCGCGTAATGCGTAATCCAATCCTAGGTATTACCGCACAAGGCGTTAAAGCCGTTACTCCAACAGTTGAATACTTGGTTATTGCCGGTGGTGGTTGCGCGGGTCCTGATTTCAACTTTAACATGGGTGGTGGCGGTGCTGGTGGTTATCGCACCGGAACAGGACTTGCAGTAACAGCAGGTTCTGCAATTACTGTAACAGTAGGTGCTGGCGGTGGTTATGCTGCAAATGGTAATGACAGCGTTTTTAGTTCAATCACATCCATTGGCGGTGGAAAAGGTGGAGCCTTAATTAGCGGTTCCGGTGAAGCAGGTACGGCAGGTGGTAGTGGTGGCGGTGGTGCTGGTGGCAATAATGGAGTAAATCCTGCTGGTGGTGCTGGTACTGCTGGTCAAGGCAATAATGGTGGTTCAGGATTTGGCGCAACAACACAATCTCAACGCGCAGGCGGTGGTGGCGGTGGTGCTGGTGGTGCTGGAAGTAACGCTACAAATAATAATGGCGGAAATGGTGGAGCAGGTTCAAACGCAAACTCAGCATGGGCAACCGCAACTTCAACAGGCGTAAGTGGTTTTTATGCAGGTGGTGGCGGTGGTGCTGGTACAGGTTCAGACGGTACGGCAACAGCAGGTGGTGGTACTAATACAACATCAGCTGTAGCAAATACCGGTGGTGGTGGCGGAGGTAGTGATAATGCTTCTCGTTATCCAGGCGCATCGGGAATTGTTATTATTCGTTACGCAGACACATTCCCAGCAGCAACTTCAACAACAGGTTCACCAGCAACAGTAACATCAGGTGGATACCGATACTACACATGGACTGGAAGTGGGAGCGTGACTTTCTGATGGCTCACTTTGCCGAACTTGATGAAAACGACATTGTTCAACGCGTAATAGTTGTTCATAATAATGAATTACTTATTGACGGAATTGAATCCGAATCAAAAGGTATTGACTTTTGTATTGCCCATTTTGGTGGAACATGGGTTCAGACTTCTTACAATAATAATTTTCGTGCTTGCTTTGCAGCTATTGGTATGAAGTACAATCGTGAAAGCGATCTATTCGAGGTTATCGATGAAGCCCAAACTATCTAAATCAGTTGTTCAGTTAAGAGAGCAGGCAGACGATGCTTATCCAGATCGAAAGCGTGATTCGGACGGCACGATCGGGGATGCCAAGCACTCAACCCGAAAGAGCGATCATAACCCTGACCCTGATTCAGGGATTGTCCGCGCTCTCGATCTCGATGCTGATTTCGACAAACAAGCCTCCACAGCTGCTTACATTGCCGACCAGATTCGAATTGCAGCCAAGTCAGATAAACGAATTGCTTATGTCATCTTTAATCACAAGATTGCAAGCGCTCGAAGCCTCTGGAAGTGGCGCAAGTACACCGGTGTCAATCCACACACCAAGCACATCCACATCAGTTTTACAAAGGCTGGCGATACGGATTCGAAGTTTTTTAACATCCCGTTACTAGGAGGAACAGATGAACCAAGACCTAAAGAAGATGCTAGCAAGTTGGGGCAGAGCGTTCCTAACAGCTGCTCTTGCACTTGTCGCTGCCGGAGAGACTGACCCAAAGAACATCGCTTATGCTGGTGCGTTAGCAACTATTCCACCAGTTTTGCGTTGGTTGAATCCTAAAGATGAAGCCTATGGTTTACGGTGAACGCTAATGATTGGGCAGGACTTGTTCTTGCCATTGCCTCGACGCTTACTATTGTTGTTGGCGGTTTGCGTTATTTGGTTCGCGGTTGGCTGTGGACTCTTACGCCGAATGGTGGATCATCTCTCGCTGACCGATTGGCAAGAATAGAGACACGCCAAGAACAGATGATGGAACTTCTTAAGAAGTAAGGGACACTTATCCACATGGCAAGAAAACCAACTAAGGCGCTAGAGGAACAAGGATATTCAAAACTGGATGCTTACTGCATCGGGTTGCATGAATATTACAAATCCTTGCGCAAGGCTGGTTTTAGCGAGGGCATCACTTTGTTTATGATTACAGATGTTCAGTCGTATCCAGGTTGGATCTTGCCAGACCCTATCGAGCCAGAGCGGTTTGGTGATTACGAGGACGACGACGAGGACTAATGACAGTAAAACGAATTGCTTGGATATCAGATATTCAGGCACCGTTCTTTCATGAAGCAGCAGTCAAGAATCTAGGCAAGTTTTTAAGGGCTTACAAGCCTCACCAAACCATTTGTATCGGTGACGAAATTGATCTACCTCAACTCGGTGGATTCGCTCAACCTTGGCAAGAAGTAGAAGGCAACATCGATGAGGATCGTAAACTCACTTTGGAGATTCTCGAATACCTGGGCGTTACTGATGTAGTTGGCTCCAATCATGGAGCGCGTGTTTACAAGTCTTTATCTCGCAGATTGCCAGCATTTATGAATCTGCCTGAGCTGCGCTATGACAAGTTTATGGGCTACGACAAGGCTGGTATTAAATACCATCCGAACGGCTTTGATTTTGCTCCAGGTTGGCACACTTGCCATGGAGACGCTTTTCCACTATCAAACAAGCCCGGACAAACGGCCCTCAATGGCGCTGTACGCATGGGTAAATCAGTCGTATCTGGACACACTCACAGACTTGGATTATCGGCCCACTCAGAAGCCTCTGGAGGCAAGTATGGACGTATTGTGTG